AGAGATGAACCGCACGAACCCTTGAACCAAGCTTCATTTATGAATACATTTTCATAACTAGGATCAACAGCAAGACCCATCAGACTACCTCTTTGATAGAAAGATATATTTTGACCTGCTGTTTGAGTTTGACCATAGTAATTTATTCTTAAGCTATCTAATACATCAGACTGTGCAGTCTCTGTAACAGACGGAGTTAAACTAGCTTGCTGATACATATAATTCTTGACTGAATTAGCTTTTGAATAATCAGTTGACGCAGCAATACAAGCGGGCATCATTTCGTGGTACTCATTAGCTACACTAGAAGCCAAAATAACATCTACACCGCCATATATATTTAAGGCGTCATAATGAGCTTGTGCATCATCATAGCTTGTAGAAGTTAAATATAGATATCTATTATTTTGTAATTTAGACCATTGAGCAACTTCTAATTTAGTATCAATAGTAAATGTATTAGTAAATAAGAATGTAACAAAATTAGAGCTTATATTAACAGTATTATCAAGTGTTTCTGTTATTGTTTTTTCGTTTAATCCATCAGAGAATATAGCTGAAGCGTTCCATTCCAGCAAGCTAGTAATATCAGTACCAGATAAAGATGATGATACGCTAATTGTAGCAGTTACAGCATCACCACTTACCAAGTCAAAAGAACTTCTAGTAGCATTGTATGATACTGTAGCAGTTGCAAATTGTGTATCTGCTTGTAGTTGTATCTGTGTTTGTATTAATAATGCCACATCAGCTAAACTAGCAGCAGATGTTAAATCAGTAGTAATTAAGTGAGTAACTCCACCTATCTCTAGATTAAATGTAGCATCAGAAATAGCAGTAAAATCAGTTAATACTTTTTGAGTTTTGCCGCCATAAATTAAAGCATTAGAATCTGTCGAGTTATACTTGTAAAAACTAGTTTTATTTGGTGATGTGATTCTCTTAGATACAAAACCAAAATAAAAAGAAGCTCTTTTATATTCTTCTGAACTAGTACCAAAATATAAACCGACCTCAGTAGGAGAATCAAACTCTACAACTGTGCTAGTTGGTATTAATGCGTTGCTACTTATAATTCTAAGAATTGGCTCTACTCGTGCTACAGAATCACCAGCACCAACTCCCGATGTTATATCAACATATTTTATGAAATTAATTGCCATTTTAAACCTCGTTTACTGTTTGGTTAATTTTATCTATTTTATTTATATTATATTCTAATTCTTGAGTATGTATAATAACAAAATCAAAACTAGGGTTATATTGATAATTATCTTCGCTATTCATAAATGGCGTATTAACAATATTACTTATTCTTAATATTTCTAAGTTATTTTCTTTTAGTATATTAATTGTTTCTGTACTTTGCAATATCATTTTAACATATTTGCATAAGTCTTTTGCCGTTATAGTAAGATTTTCTATATCTTGCTTTAATATTGTGTTTACTTGAAATGTTGTTTCAGATACTTGCAACTCTTTATATATTAATTTATCTTGGTCTTTATCATATGTTGAGTGTCTACCCATATACCCAATATCATTATCGCCAACATTAAAGAAATAAACGGTATTTTCGTTTATACCTTGTTTGGTTGGTTGATAATTAAGAAGCACATTAGCATCAATATTAAGAGATGTTAAGCCATTTATAATTATAGGTCTTATAATTCTTACAATATCATAATCTAACACAAAGCACGCCACTCCAACCGTTATAAACATACCAATCTTCTTTATCTAGGACTTGGTAAGTATCATCACCGTACAATATCCGATCGCTCGATGTATTATTGTCTATTTCTGTAATAGCCGTATCAGTATATAAAATTCTGTAATGCTTGTTAATATCAAGACCACGCTGTGCATACAAACTTGAAGATACAACTTGGAAGCTTCCAGATATCTGCACTGAATCTGCGTAAGAAGGTATTAACATACCAACATCATTAGTAGTATTTCCGATAAACTTTTTATGATATATAGTATCTCTACCTAAAGAATTTCCTATAGCATTAGAGGCTATTTTATATAAATTTCCGATCATTTCGACACCTCATAATTAACAGAATCTAACATATAACCAGTATCTATAAGAGGTTTAGAAAATCCCTTTTTGTCAATAGTTGACTGTGCTAATGCTGGAGCTGTTAGCTCTTTTATTGATGTTTTAATGTCGCCTTTAACAACCAACCCCAAAGTATTAAATGAGGTCTTAAAATCGCCCCCACGAGCAAAATCCTTTTGAACCATAAAATCAAAAGTCTTCTTCCATTCCCCAGACTTTTTTAATGCCTGCCTCATAAATGGTCGTGGAGGTTGTCTTTTTTGTGGAACTCCATATTCATTGGACATTGCAACTTGAGCAACGCTTTTGCCATCTTCATACTTAGCACTTGAAAGAAAACCAACTTGCACTTTCATATTGGCCAAATTCTTAGCCATTTTCTCAATGTCAATACCTGTTTTCTTATTTATTTTCATTATCTTTTAAAACCAAGTGTTGCATTTGATCCGCCGATATAATAACCACCCGCAGACCAAAGACTAAATAATGCTAAAATCTCTTCACCATAAATAGTCTTATTTAAAAAATATTGAAATGCTGTTTTGTTTATCCTAGCTTCAAAAGATACAGATATCTTATCAATACTAGTACTAGATACAATGCCAGCATTACCGCCGCCATTAGACGCGTTATCAATTCCAATCTGTAATATATGTGCAGTCATTAGATATAAAACATATTTAAGCCTACTCTCAGTCAAATAACAACTTGTATTATTTGATATAAACATTTCTGCACTATCGAATGCTCTCAATACAACATCATCAGATATAGTATCAAATATTGGATATTTAAGTCTAAACTCGTTGATATCAAATACTATGCTAGACATATTATTCTTCTACCACTTCAGCTTTTAAGTTTTTAAAATCTTCTTTTTTCTTTTGAGCTGATTTATCTTTTTTTATCATATCTTTTGCAACTTTTTCTTCTTCAAACTGCTTGCTTTCAACAGTCAAAAAGCCATTCGCTAAATGTTTTTTAAAATGGCTATTTTCTTTTAATAAATCGTATTCATTTTCATTAAGACTAGTCAATACTCCAGCCTTGGTAATTAATGTAACCTTATTAGCAACATTAGCCTTGCCTGCTATTGTTATTTTAGATTTTGCAATACCATTGTCATAATTAATATAATCATTGTCAGAACTCATTGTAGAGTAAACATAAAATTTTGCCATTTTTAAAAATATCCTTTATTTATTATTATAGTGATTATTATAGCAGTAAATTAATATTACATACTATAATAATTATATTATACTCCAGTCGCTCTGTAAACACCCCAAGGACGCTTAACAATTGCGCCAGCAACAGCATTCATAAAACCTTCTTGATATCCACCAACTACTTGGCCACGACCAATAGACATGAATTTCTCAGAAATTAAACCATCTATGATTTTTCCATCGTCAGTAGAATCGCCACGAATATTATCAGCATACATATAGAATACATTAGCACCACCGTTAGCACCATCAAATTCAGGCACTAATTCAATTCTACATTTAGGATATGTTTCATTAATCCATTTTTGCACTGATATTCCAAACTCATTAACATTTGTCAATGTTCCAGCAGCAGCTAAAGCAATTGCAAAAGTAAATGAATCCATTGTCGGGTCAAAGTTACCACCACTTGAAAGTTGCAATGCTGTAATAGCGTTAACAACATCTAGTTGCTTTTCTTGAAATGTCTTAGTTGACCATTCAGGAGTAGCATTCGCACCGTTAGGCAATGTTTGATAAGCAGGTAGGTTAGGGTCGTTCAATAAACCATAAGTTTTATTGTTACCACTATTATAACCAAAGAAACCAACTGTATTACGAGCTATTTCTAAAGCAGTAACAGCTGATGACATTCTTGCCTCTTCAGGATTACCACCCGATTTTGTTATTCTAGCATCCGCAAGAAGTTGGGACTGTGTTCCGACAACAAAACGAACTATACTTCTTCTTTCATAATCCATGTTGTAAGAAGTGAAAGGAATATTAACATCATCACTATATCCGATAGCTGTAGCAGTACGCTCTTGGATCATTTGAACGATTTCTTCATCTGACCAATCGCCGATCATTGTTTGACCAATAAGTGTATCAATCTTTCTGACTGTAGTTAAGTCTTTAACTATGCCAGGTAGAAAATTTCTTAAATTAGAAATGTTAGCTGATACACCACCACCAATGAAAGACTCTTGCGAATCCATTGCGTAAACATTTTCATTAATACCTAAAGCTTTAAGCATTCTCATGTGGTTAACATCGTTACAATCAAAAGAATTTACTTGCTTCAATTCCTTTGATAAAAAACTCGCTTTAATTTTACTCATAATTTTAACCCTTTTTTTTAATTAATTAAGTAATTCTAGTACACATAAACCATTAGAGGTCGCAGGGTAATAAAATATTTTACAATTTTCTATTTGCGTTTGACCAGCTCCAGCAGTGCCAACACCTAAAGCACCTGTAATGTTATCAAAGAAAACATCATCACCAACACTACCAGCACCACCAACATCAGCCCATACTCTACCCATTTTAGATAATGACGCTTGAGTTGAGTTAGCAACCACATTAGTAGCACCTAAACTAATGTTGAAATTAGCGTACTGTTTTGGATTAACTAACAAGCCAACAAAAAGACCAGCACCACCTGCAATAGCAATACCCTCAGATGATGAAGTGTAAGCATGACCTACAACATTATCAACAGTACCACTTTCTAGGATATAAGTATCTACTTTTTTTGGACTATTGTCGTAGAATTCTCCTACGACACCATTTGCTAAATTTTTATTTATTTGTGTTTGCATATTATTTCCTTTTTTTATTTAAAGATATTATAACTTGGTATAAATTTACTGTTTCGAACCTGTGAGTCCATAGCGACAGTATTATTTACCTTGCTAGAACCTGCAAGATACCCTTTTAATGTAGCAAGCTCTTGACCTTTATCTGCTTTAATGTCTAATTTTTTAAGGCCATAAGACACAACATCTTTTAAGTCCATATCTAAATG